CAACACCCGAACTACTGCCTATCATTGGAACGGACGGGATAGCCTCAACGCATACACTAACGCCTGACCAATGGCAACGTGCGGGAGGTGGAAAGGTAGACCCTTCAACGGCTAAGACACAGCTTTACAGATTGGGCATTGAGGCTGGTCTAACGCGGTTCTTAGTATTGGATGTTGACGCTATCTGCCTTGCCGATGTTAGGCCGTGGCTTAGTGCGCTCAAAGGTTCACAGGTGGCTACTGAGATAATCGCAAAGGGCAAAAAAGGCGAGCGTATCCAATACCTCATTTGGACATCACAGGATAGCCTATTTGACCAGTTCAGCATACCGTTAGACCGTACCGTCTGCGCGGTTCAAACATCGTGGCTTTACTTTGAACAGGGCGAAGTGATGGACACGGTGCAGGCGCATTTGGATTGGCATATGGTCAAGCGATTCCCCCCGCACCTACTTACTCACTCATGGGGGTCACACGCAACTATTCCCGATGAACTCATTTACACGGGCGTGTTCGGCAAGCTTGGCATCATTCCCACAGCACCACAGACTGACAGACAGCCGATATTCTTCGGTAACAAACAGAACCGCGCAAGTGAGCGACAGGTAACGGACGGTTACTATTTGCTATCTTTGTACGGAAATAGCAACCTGACCGTGCAAAGGTGGCAGAGGCTTTACGACATTCAATGTCAGAAGCTTGGGCTGAAAGTACGGGCAAAGGAAATCATGCAGGATAAGTTCGCTAATGGGTAACAAGGTAGGACGGCCACGGATATTCCAAACACCCGAAGACCTTTGGAAAGTATTTGAAGAGTACGCGGAACACGTAAAAGCTAATCCGCTATTCAAATACGAATCAACAAAGGACGGGTCTGTTATTGCCATACCTTTGACACCCCCTATCACAATGGAGGGGTTCAACCTGTTCGTATTTTACAAGGGATTAGGTGAAGGGGCAAGGCAATACTTTGAGAATACAGGCGGGGCTTACGATGACTTTTTGGGGGTCTGTACGCGTATACGGGAGGCCGTAAGGAATAATCACATAGCGGGTGGCATGGTCGGGCTTTACAATTCAAGCCTGACAGCACGACTTAACGGACTCACAGAAAAGCGCGAAGAACACCACACTGGCAACGCACCCATAAGCATTGTCATTAAGGACATGAGCAAAGCGGAGTAATGGCCGACATCGGTATCAATACCGCCTTTCTACCTTTCTTTCAGTCACGACACCGATACCAACTACTCAAAGGAGGTAGGGGGTCGGGCAAATCGCACCATGCCGCTTTGAAGATGGTGTTGGGTATCCTTGGCATTGACCCGCTCACATGGCAGATGACCGATAAGCACTTTCGGGGCGTGTTGGTTCGGGAAACATTTGACAGCATTAGGGATAGTCAGTACAAAGAAATCTGTGACATCATTGAGAAGTACGGGCTAACGGATAAGATTGAGATAGGTAAGACCCCGTTAGGCTTTCATTGCCCAGCTACGGGTTTCAACATAATTGCAAAGGGCGTAAGGAAAAGCCGCAATAGTTCGGAGGCCACGTTCAAGTCAGTAAAAGACCCCACCTTTGTTTGGATTGAGGAGTTGCCCGACATGCCTTATGAGGACTTCAAGAAAGTCACAATGTCGGTCAGGTCAAAAGGTTCTGACTGCCAAATCGTTTGCACCCATAACACCGACATTGAACCCGAACATTGGGTACGTAAATACTTTTACGACAATGAGCGGGATGATACGTTCTACCTGCACACCACGTACAAGGACAACCTTGCGAACCTGAACGCTGGTGCAATAGCCGATTACGAATCTTTGCAGCATGTGGACTTTGAGGCGTATGATGTGGAGGTGTTGGGTAACTGGGGCAAAAAACGGATTGACCGCCCCTTCGCCATCCAACTTGACACGACAAAGCATTTCAGGCCGTGCGGGTTCGACCCCACAAAGCCGCTTTTCATCTCGTTCGACTTCAACATAGATCCTTTTGCTATTGTTTACAGCCACATTTGGCAGGATGGGGACGGGTGGCATTTCCATGTGTTCGATGAGGAGACCATTACAGGCGGCACAATTGATGAGGGTTGTGACCGCATTAGGCAGAAGGTAGGGAACGCGGTTCTGAGCGCAACCATTACGGGCGACCGTAACGGCACAGCGCGGAGCATGACACACCGTGACCACACGACCGCCTACCAACTCATTAGACGGCAGCTATTGCTTTCAGATAGGCAATTCGACCTCCCACCGAACCCGACCCATATCAACAGCCGTGAGGATTGCAACTACCTACTTCGGCACTTTGATGACTTGCGTGTGGATGCCCGTGCGGTGAACCTTAGACGTGACCTTAGGACGGTTGAGGTTGGCGCTGATGGGAAGATTCTCAAAGAGAACCGTTCAAAGGATGCCCAACGTGCTGACCACCTTGACGCGTGGAGGTATCTCGTTAACTGCAAAACGCTAACTTCGTGGCGTAAATTCCACAACAGCAGACCACGATGAGCGGATATTGCCCGACAGACCCGTGCGCACCTTGCGCCAAAACGCACCCGTTAAACCTATGCTTTGCCACGTTAGCCGTGACTGGACTCAACCCGTCCGCTTCGGTGGCGTTGAGGTTCGACAATCAGGCCGATGGGTCTGCACACTTTTGGAGCGGGGTAACGGACGGTAACGGGGTGGCGACAATACCAATTGCAGACTCCCCTAACTTTGTCGCTGGGGTGCAGTACCGATTGACTTCGCTTGGATATGACTTCTGCTATCTGCTCAAGTTTGAACACAGGGCAGACGTTAACGGGTGGATTACGGGAACGGACGAAACGGTTGAGACATGCTAATCCCGTTCATCATTAGCGTCTCAGCTGCTATTGTCGGGGCGCACATTGCAGCCGATGAACTTGCGTACACGTACTCCAAAGGGGCGAAAGGAATAGGCGACTACTTTCCTAAGTGGTGGGCCAAGCCGCTTATCACTTGCCCTACTTGCATGGCCTCCGTTTGGGGGCTAACGGCCTGTTTCATCTTCGGGGTTGAGGTTTGGGAATGGCCGCTTGCCGTGTTCGGTATTGCCTTTGTAAATACGATATTCAATAAGTGGGCGCAATGAGACACCGCTTCAACTTCGGGCAGTTGGTTTACATTAAGACCGACCCCGAACAGATGCCCGTGCAGATTATCGCTATCCGCTTCCACATGGGCGGAACCGTGACCTACACAACGGGCTGCAATGGCACGTATCAGGACATCTACGAGGACGAACTGACAGCAGAAATAGACACACTCAAAAAGCTACGATGAACTTACTCATTCGCCTAATCGGTGAACAACGCCTTTGCGACCTTTACAGACGACACGCGGCAAAGCAAATAAGGCAAGGCATGGTTGCGGAATTTCAGGATGACAAAGGCCGTTGGTACTACTCATTCAAAGACCCGCAAGACGTGCCCATCACAAGGTTAGCTGAGGCGCAAACGTCCATGCAATTCTTGGCCGCTGGGCTGACACCTGACCTGTTTGAGAAAGCAATGGACACGCTGACCGTATGCCTTGCCAAGTCCGAGATTGTCAAAGCGGGTGGGGTTATCGCAAGCCTCACAGAACTGAATAAGCGCATTGTGAACTTGGACGCGGTGGTGAACATCATTGCTATAAACTACGTGCGGGAGGACGAGGATACCGTCAAGGTGAACCCGACAATACACGCGGAGAAGTGCGAGTTCCTGAAAACCGAAACAGAGGGGGGGCGCTTTTTTTTTCGTCTGCCCATGTTCGCAAGTCTGCTAACGAATCATCCAGTTTCCAAAGAGCAATCGACACAACTCTGGGCGGCCTATCAAACCGAACTGGAAAGGCTGAACCTGCAACTAAAACATTATCGTTCCGAGAAGTTGCCGACCGCATAAGCCGTGACAGGTTAGCGTGGGATGAGTTCGTCCGTGCGATTGACAAGCATAACAAACCAAGGACACCCGTGGCCGAAATGTCGAGGCGGGATTTCATGGTAGAATTGGCTACTTTTGTAAAAGACAAACGCCAAGAAAAATTAGATGGCAGACGAAATAGTAGCGGTATACCGCGCGGAGGTCGAGCAATACAAAAAGGCGGTTGATGAACTTGTCGGCAAGGTTAACGCGCTTGACAAGGAACAGAAGAAAGCGGGTGACACGGCTAACAAAATGGGAGCGGTGTTCAAAGGACTTGGCCGCGAAATAATAGCGGCATTTGGAGTCACAGCGGGTATAGCGGGGTTTGTAAATGTTGTACGTGGTGCGATAAAAATATCGGCTGACTTTGAGGCGCAAATGTCGAAGGTCAGGGCTGTTAGTGGTGCAACGGGCAAAGAGATGGCGGCACTTGAAAAGACTGCTAAGCAATTAGGCGCGTCCACGATGTTCACGGCTACACAGGTCGGGCAGCTTCAAGAGGAGTTTGCGAAATTAGGTTTCACCACGGAACAGATACAACAGGCAACAGCGGCAACGCTTGACCTTGCAGCGGCAACGGGTTCAACACTTGCACAGGCCGCTGAGGTGGCTGGTGCAACGGTTCAGGGCTTTGGATTAGATGCAGCCGAAACGGTACGCGTTACGGACGTAATGGCCCAATCTTTTAACAGGTCGGCACTTGACATTGAACGGTTCCGTGAATCGATTAAACTTGTCGCCCCTATTGCACGGGCTGCAAACATAGACCTTGAAACAACCACGGCACTACTTGGCGAACTTGCAAACGCGGGTCTTAGCGGGTCTATTGCGGGAACGGCATTGAAGAACCTACTTAGTAAGCTGTCAGATGAGAACAGCGACCTGAGTAAGCAGTTAGGGTTTGCCGTTAAAAATAGCGATGATCTGTTTGTGGCTTTTGATAAGCTGGCAAAGATGAACATCGACTTGACCGAGGCCACGGAATTGACCGATGAGCGGAGCAAGGCGGCATTCATTACCCTGTTCAATGGTATTGACACGGTAAAAGACTTGGACTCCGCGCTGAGAGATGCAGCGGGTTCCACTAAGGAAATGGCAAGAATCATGCAGGACAATCTGCAAGGGTCGTTAACAATCCTATCATCAGCTTACGAGGGCTTTGTATTGAAGCTAATGGAGGGAAACGGGCTATTGAAAACGTCCGTTGATGCTATTGCAAGCGGTCTATCAAAGTACACCGAGGCAATGGTACTGACCGAGCAGACGGGGTTCAAAGCGTTAGACGTTGCGTTGCTTTTGATAACCGCAAACGGCAAGTTAAAAGAGGCACAGGAGGCGGCAACGGCTGCAAGCGCGGAGAATGCAAAGCAGTTGGCATTGGATAACGCGGAGATACTTAAAGCGTTAGGCACAACCGTTGAGAGAATTGAGGAGGTGGCTAATTCCGTAAGGTCTATTGCTTCTCTTAATGAGCAGATAAAAAACCTAAAAGACGAACTTTCAAACGCTGAAATAGGCAGTAGGGCATTCTTTGACACATTTACCAAAGTAGAGGCCAAAACAAAAGAGTTGGAGGCCGCTATCCGTTCGCTTAGAATGTCAATGGTTCCCGATGCGGGGCTGACATTGCTTGACCCTAAAACTATAAACCAAATAGCGGACGTTTCCCTAAAGTCACTTAATCAGGCACTTACATTAGCGAAGCAAAGAAAGGATGAGGCGTTTGAATTTACACCCGCTTTTGACAAGGCGGTCGCTGAGATTGACAGGCTTGAAAAACGAATCAAAGAGTTTGGTGATACTCAAATAGAGGTAGGTGCGGACGTTAAGGCTAACGTGGTTGAGAACGTACAGGAACAGGCACAAATAACACAGGACGCTTATGATGAGAACCTTGCCAACGCTGAAATGTTTTTCGGTCAGCTTTTGGAAATCAACAACGCAATTACCTCCGCAATCATGGCGGGGCATGAGCAGGAACGGATAAGCCTCGACAACCAATTAGAGGCGGGTCAGATTAGCCGTGAACAATACGACCAACGTAGGCGGCAACTGGAAAGGGAAAAGGCACAGGACGCTAAGACGGCTGCGTTATTCAACGCGGTCATAGGTACTGCCCTTGCGGTTGTTAACGCCCTTGCGGTCGGGCCTCCACAGGGTTACATTCTTGCCGCTTTGTCGGCTGCATTGGGTGCGGTTGAGATTGGAGTAATTGCATCACAGCCTTTGCCGCAATACGCGAAAGGTGTTATCGGGTTGCAAGGTGCTGGAACGGAGACAAGCGACAGTATACACGCCCGACTTTCAAAGGGTGAATCGGTTATGACAGCAGCCGAAACAAAGAAATACCGCCCACTATTAGAGGGCATGAGAAATGGAACGCTGGGCGACATCATTCGGGAAACATACGTTCGCCCTGCGATTGACGCGGCCATGCTTTCAGGATTTGCCGACATGGGGCGAAGTGCTGAATTGAACGGGCTTACCGCCAAGCTATCTGACCACAACATCATCGCGGCAATGGACAGGAACAGGTCGGCCACGGTGTACGGGTTGAAGATGCTTGCTGACAAATTAGACAAGCGAACACAGAAACGCGGGGGCTATGCTTAGTATTTCATCGCCTGAATTTTCCATACGGCAAGAGCCCAACGGACTCAGCGAGATGTCGCATCGGGTTTACTTCTCCGATGACTTGGGCGGCTACCTTGAAGAGTTCAACGGAGACCTGACCTTTTACGGAGAGGACTACACATATCTACGTAGGCGGTTCTTTGCGGACGGGTGTTCTGTGGTGCCTTGCGTAATTGAGGACGGTTGCGGGTTGCGGCTAACGGGCAACCTATTCCTGAATGATGCGGAGTGGAGGCCCGATAAATGCGAGGTTACTTTGCAGGTCGTGGATTCGGGCTTCCTTTCTTTGATTGACCAAAACAAGGAAATCAAAGCGTTCGTAAACGTGCCACGTTCAAAGAATGACTTTGATATTTCGGCCTACACAGCAACGCAAACGAACCTGACCTTTTCGTTGCACGACACTAACGCGATACCCGCACAATCGGACGCAACAGGTAGGCAAGGCGTAAGGCTATACGATGCGTTGAAGATGCTCATAGCGTTCATGTCGGACGGCATCATTACGATGGTCAGCGACTACCTCAACCCTGCATTTGCAACGGAGGACGGTATCCCTACTTTGGTTGTGGGGCAAGAGATTAGGACGGGTGCAAATGATGAATGGCCGCGTATCAATTTTCAGGATTTGTTCGGTGATGCCCGTAGCCTTTACAACCTTGCCTTTGCCCCTGAGATAGTCAACGGTCAACCCGCTTTGAGGATTGAACCCGTGGCCTACTTCCGTCAACAGCTTGGCACGACCGTATTTGAGGACGTGAATGAGTTGAGTCAAAAGGCGGTGTTGAGTCAGTATTACGCGATAATGAAGTTCGGCAGTAAGCGCACCGACCCGTTGGAATACAATAACCAATACTTCCCACCCGCTACATTTTACGCATGGCAGGAAGAGGAGTTCCATTTATTGGGGCAGTGCAACACTAAGGCCAACTTAGACCTGACCATGAGCGAATTGGTCACGGACACTAATCGCATTCAGATAGCCCTACCCACCACAGCGGGGGGTCAGGACGATGATGGCATTGACAAGGATATTGCGCTCGTTTGCTTTGACAGCAGCAACGTAACGGTTATCTACACGAACCCGACCGACACTACCCAACGCTTTTACAATAACAGCCTGACCAATTTTGAAGTGGCTAACAGGTGGGGCAATGGCGTACCTTTCCCTATTGTGCAGTTTCTCGGGGTTGGAAACAATCAAGCGGAGGCGGTTGCCATAACAGAACTTAGCCCCGTTTGGGTTCCCGTCACGGGTCTATTCGGTGCAAGGGCTGCATTCTTAGAGTTCCCACTAAGCACGTTCCCGAACGGTGAAGATCCTGGGGGAAACATTACACAAAGCGTTGAGACATTGCAGACGCTCGACCCGCCTTTGTTCATCTTCAATGGCCCCGTTACGGGGTACTCCGCGCCCGTATCCGCTATCTTCACGGTACACGCGGAGGTTATATTCACGGAGAACGTGGACGCTTATCTGATAGTGGGCCGCTTTGATTCTCTGAATAACTACATAGAAACAACCATAATGCAGACCGTAACGGAGGACGTTACCTTAGTGCCACAGACAGCGACTAAGGCTTTCGGTCAGGCGTTGGTGTTCGCTAATGCTACTGATAGGCTATTCATCGGGGCAATAACGGACGGCAACACCACGATTAACATTCAGACGTTCACAGAGTCCTATTTCAAAGTGTTCGACCCGTTCACCTTTGAGCAGACGTATAACCCGAACGATAACCTACTCATTGAAACGTCCTACGAATACCCGATGACCTCGGAGCAATGGATGAACTTTCTGAATGAGCAATTCAAATCAATGACCGTAACTTACAACGGAGGCGAGGTGCAGGGGTACATTAAGGACGTGACCCGACAACTGGAAAACGGCACGACCGATTGGGTTATTCGTTCTAACTTTGCAGGAAGCTAATGAGCCTCGGACTAATCCCATACCAGCCCCTACCTTTCGGATTAGAGGATAACTGCACCTTGCCGTGCGGTTCTTGGATTCAGAAGATAAGCCCTACGGATAGGACGATGTTCCAATTCACTTACGGGGCGTGCGGCAATACGAACAACGTACTGACCAACGGAGACTTCACTTCGGGCGGCACGGGGTGGACGGTGACGGGTGCATGGACTTACTCATTCGGATGGGCCAATTCACCCGTTGGAGGTGGCGGCAACATTCAACAGGCAATCGCTTTGACGGGGTTTGTGGAGTTGACGTTCGGGTTGCGTGTCAATGTCGGTTCAATGGTGCTTAGTTCTAACCTTGGCATAATTGATTTCTACACTTTTGGCGGTCAGAAATCCGTGGTATTCGATGCCACGGGAATGACTAACCTGAATTTCTTTTTTGGGTCTGCGAACGGTGGGGCTTTGCAGAACGTGATAGTGAGGCCGATAAGTTCGGACGTTCGGACGTCAATAGTCGCACCCGATGGAACGGCCTTTCCTATTGGTTCTTCCATTACCGAAACAATCACGGACGGGTTCATTACGATGGAGGTCGATTGGGCTGACCTAATCACAGCGGGGACTCCATTCGGTTGCTATAGGTTAGCCGTTTACGACCCTTGCCAATGTTCGCAGTTCGGGTTCATCGGTGACGACTTTGACACGCCTAACCAGTTCGTGGTCAGCGTGGGCGGTGCGGGTAACGTAGACGTTAGCGGTGGCGAGATGACCGTTACCAATAGCGGGGTTAGTGCGGTTACGGTGTTGCGTAAGGACGTGTTATGTGTAGGCGTTGAGTATGACATCACTTACACGCTTTCGGGCATGGCAGCGGGTGATACGTTCCGACTTGCATCGGGTACGGCCAACGGGGTACTGAGGACAGCGGACGGGACTTATACCGAAACGCTGACCGTAACGGCCACGAACGATTTGCCGCAGGACTTGCGCTTTGTGTTCGCATTTGTGGGCGGGTTACACGCGGTGACATTGGAAGATTTCAGCATTGAGGCGAGTGAGCCGATAATCACTTACCAATCGGTTCAATTTGAGTTGACGGACACGCTCAACTGCAATAACTGCACCGTATTGGTGGAGGCTTGCGGCAATGGCAATCAGTTGAACTTTGGCTTTGACCGGTCGGGGTTCAAACCTTCAATCCGTATCGAGGGAACTTTGCGAGGCACGGGGTATCCGTCAACGCGAACACAATACGAATACGCCACGGGCAAGCGGGTAGTACCTTACGCACGGTTGAGAAAGGCAAGGTCGCTGCTATTCGGTGCGCCTGAGTACGTTCACGACTTCATGCAGACGCTTATCGCATTGGATAACGTCTACCTGAATGGCCGACTTAGCCATTGTGAGGATGATGAATACCCGACCCCATCACTTGAAGCGGACACGGACTTTGCGACCGTGACCATGACATTCAGCGATAAGACCGAACTAACGGAAAAGAGGCCGTGCGCTGCAAAGGCTGACATAGGTTGTGAGACGGGCGGCTTCGGGGTGACATTCAGCGGCACAGGTGGCCTCTCATGGGGGGGCGGTGTATCTAATAAGGCAGAAGCAATCAACGGACTAATACTTACCTACAATGGCTAATACAATCAACGTGACAGACCTTGCCGTTATTGTGGCGGGTGCAATCACCACAGGGCAACAGGTTACAATTTATGACCAGTCGGGCAACGCTGGACGGGCTGCGATTGAGGACGTTGTGGCGGCTGCCGCTAACCCGCTGCTATTGTTGAACACCACACCCGTTGCAACTACAGCGGTAATTACAGAGGAAACCTTGTTCAGTCAGGACGTTGGAGGCCGTTGGGAAATAGGCGAAATGCGCAGGATAGTTGTGGGCCTTACGACAGCAGCCAACAATCACACTAAGACCATGCGTGTGAAGATTGGGGCGGTGGAGGTTTACAATTCAGCGACCGCAGCCCCAACGGATACAACACCGAATGATGCGCGTGTGGTGGTGGATTTTCTTTGCACCCGTCTTACCACAACAACAATGTACGTGATAGGGGCCGCAACAATCAGCGATTCTGGCAACTGGATTTCAGCAGCAACTGGAGAGATAACGGGCCTGCCTGCAACCGTGGGTCTAACTATAGCGGTGACTGGTCAGAACGGAACGGCCGCAGCGGGTGACATTCAATTCGAGAGCATGAGCGTGATCAAAGTGGGCAACGTGTGAGCCTCCAATCCACAATAAAGGCAAAGGTTGACGCGTTGCAATCCGTACCCGATGCATGGGCGCGGGGAGTGATGAAGTTGCAACCTTCGCTTTTGGCACGGCTTCAAAGGCTGACCGCATCCCTTGAAACAGAGGGCGGAATGCTGACCATGACAACGCAGAACCTCGCCACGGTCGATACAATCATTTCGGAGTTGGCCCGATACCTTACGCGGAGTGAATACGCGGAACTTGTCACGGGATTGGCTGAGGAGTTCCAACTTCAACAGGGGCGAACAATCGCCTACTTTGAGGCCGCAACGGGTACGCCTCCGAGCGTTTCGGGGTTCGCTTCGGCACGGTACGCACAGGCAGCGTCTGACAGCCTAAGGAACATCGCACAGAACGTCCCGACCCAATACCTGACAGAGCCGCTAAGAAATGCGCTATTGGAGGGCATCGCAACGGGAAGCAGCTACTCCGATCTATTGGGCAACGTGCAAGGCATCATTGTCGGAACTGACACCACAGAGGGCAATCTACTCCGCTACTCCCGTCAGATAGTGTCCGACAGCCTTGCCGTCACGGATAGGGAGTTTACCAACATAGTAGCGAACGACCTTGGCTTTGAATGGTATCTCTACGCGGGTGGTGAGATAGCCACGACCCGATGTTTCTGCGATAAGCGGAACGGCATGTACTTCCACCGTAACGAGGTGGCGGGATGGGGCAGCGGGGTGGGCGTTGGGGAGTGCGGGTTTCCGTGGGCTGGTATGTTCAAAGGCACGAACGAGGCGACAATCTTCGTTTACGTTGGAGGTTACAATTGTCAGCATTCACTACTGCCCGTTTCCGAGGCCATCGTACCGCCTGAGGACGTGGCAAGGGCCAAGGCGAAGGGGTACGTGGAATAATTGTATATTTACGCCCGAACGAACACGCGAACAAATGAAACACTTACTGGTTTACAAGTATTACGATGATAATGAACATGAGAACCGCCATGAGGTAGTTATCATCGAGTCAGAAAACGAACTCCACAAAAAGGTTAATGAGGTCACCGTGGAGTGTCAAGGTAAATTTTTAGAAATCCTA